TTAATTTCAGGTAGTTTCTCTACGTGATGTTTTTGTACTGAGAATCCAACTCCTGTTCCACCTAACAATAAGAACATCGTTTCAGCAAAAGCATCTGTATGGTCTATTGGTAGATAGGCACAGTTATAAACTCTATTTGGTGAGATCTCAATTGGTTTACCCCCAAACTGTAATGATCTCATTGATGGAAGAATTTTTTTATCGTATACCATTTTATATACTCTTTCAATCTCATCTTTAATGTGTGGGTATTTTTTTTGGTGCATCTCTTTATTTCTTGTTACCAGTTCTTCCCACGTTTCCCTTCTGTTTAATTCAGGGACAAATTTAGCGTATTTCATATACACCGTAATATCACTTAATATTTTTTGTGAAATATCCATTTTATGTTAATTTAATTATTTTATTTATTATGATTTTTTTTGTTGTTCTCGTTCTTTTCTTTTTTCTAACAATTCTTTAACCCTTTGTCTTTGTCTTTCTTCTTTTTGTTCCTCAAGACCTAAGAATGTTGTTGTTGATTCAGTATCAATGTCGATCATCGCGTTATCAAATTTACAATTTTCAAAAACCACACCATCATCCCCAATACGGGACTTGGTAATTGCAATCGTGGCTAATTTCATTTCTTTTTGTTGTAATGTCTTTGCTACTGAAATAATAACGTGTCCTACTTGTGCCTTCTTAATCGAACCACCCATTTGGTCTGTTGTAACAACTTCAGATGAAATAGAAGCTCTATTTCCTTGTGTTGCCGTCCAACCAGCAATGTTTAATTCGTGACACATAGCTTCAAATCCTCTCATTACAGACCCTTCACTTTTCCACTCATCTCCTAAGTTTTTATCTGGAACAACACAATCAATGTAATCTAAAACAACCATATCTATTTTAACACCATCTGCAATCATCTTTCTAATTTCATTCTTAATTTGCAACATAGTTTTTGTGTCAGAAGGTAGTTTTTTCAAGATTAACTCATTTGGCATTGTTTCCTTGATTTCTTTTACTTTAGTCATCACCTCGTCTTTTTTTTCTGACAATTCGTCAGGGTGAATCTTTGTCCAAAGAGTAAAATGTTTTCTCTGTATCACTTTTGGGTTGTCTTCAAAGAATACTTGAAGTACGTTAAATCCTAGGTTAAACGCGTGGTTTGAGATCTTTGTTAGAATGGTTGATTTCCCTACACCAGTTGGTGCTAATATTACACCTATTTCCCCTTTTGCCAATCCGCCTTTTAACAGTCTATCAATCCCTGGTATTCCCATTGGGATTGGGTGTCTATAGTCGTCATCTAAGACTTGGTCTAGGTTTGAAAAGACATCTAACATTGATGTGTCTTTTGAACCGACGAGTAATGCGTCTCTAACTAATTCTTCTAGGGTATCATAGTTTTCAAATTCACCACCATCAATAATCTTTTGAGCCTTTTTCATAACCTTCTGTAACTCTTGTTGTTTACAGAATTTAAGTGCTTTTTCTTGTACAAAAGACACACCATCAATAGGTGCGTCTTTAATTTTCTTGACCGTATCAAGAACTACTTTAACCGCAGTTTCTTGTTGTAATTCTGATTTTGCGACTTGTTCTAAGGTATCAAATGATGGTGTGTGTTCATACTTTTTATAGTACTCTTTTATCATTTGAATGATGATTTTAAAGTACTTATTCTCAAAATAATTATTTTCAATAACGTCAATAATTGAGTGAGAAAAGTCTTTGTCTAAAATAATTTGGTTAAGTAATTGAATTTGGAAATTGTTACCGAGATACTCAAAATTTTTGTTTGTCGCCATATTTTTTCTTTATGTTAGTAATGATAAATACTACTACTTTTGAATAAATTGTGGATAAAAATAATTAAATTTTCTACCTGAAAAAATGTCAGTCAGGTCGGTTAATACCTGTTTTAGTTTTGGGCGTAGATCTACGGTGTATCTTACCTTTGGTGGGTATACTTTTGCGTCAAATGACCTCTGACAAATTGTCATGTTTTCTACCTTAATATAAAGGTTAAAAATTTCTTCACCTTCAGTTATTGATGTGTTCAACACTTCAGGATTTTCTGTAATTTCATATCTGTTTTCCAACATATAAACTACTGATCTCATTTTTAAATCGTACTTAAGTTCATTACAAAATGTTCTAATGTAATTATAAAACTCTTCTGATTTATGGGCGTTTTTATTAAACCCTTTAACATTAAAAAATCTTTGTACTACAATGTTGTCATTACACATTAGCAAAAACTCTAATTTTGTTACTTCTTGTTCTTTCATTTTCATTTTTTTGTTCTGTTTCTAAAATTTGTTTTTTCTTTTCTTGATAACTTTAAAAATGGTTTTAAAAAATTAACCCAAGCGTCATCTCCCTTTGGTAAAAATTTAAAGAATCCATCGTTCATCATCATTCTAATTAAATTTCTATGTCCTCTTCCATCAGGATCCAATGACTCGGAGTAATATAACTTAACTAATTCTTTACCTTCTTCAGAAATAAGTGGATTTGATAAATCTATTATTTTTTCATTAATAGTAAAAAACTCATCCCCAAATATCCCTTCTTTAGTTTTCCCGCTTAGAAGATTTTGTAAGGCCACATTTCCCTTTTCATTTAAAAGTAACTTCTCCGCCTTTGTTAAAATATCGGTATATTTAACTTCAGTTTCAAGTATTTCGGGAAATAATTTCATAAATGTTTTTTCACCCAAATAAAAAATACCATCTATATTATCGGAATTATCTCCTGTTAATATTTTATAAGTTTTAACATTATAATGTGGGATCTCAGATTCATATATTTTAATCTTATCTCCGTTTTTAAAGTATTTTTTTTGTTGTGGCGAGTAAATGGTTACCATATCCGAGATCAACTGTGTAAGGTCTCTATCTGATGAAAAAATTGTTTTGTTCTCATCTTCCGATATTTTACAATAATATGCAATTAAATCGTCAGCCTCTGATTGTTCGACTTCTAATTGTCTAACAAACATTTCTTCAAGATATTGTTTTACTCTATTTTTTTGATTTGAGAATGATTGATCTTTAAAATCTTCTTCACTTTTTTGTTTACGATTAAGTTTGTATTTGGGATAGATTAAACGTCTTTGACTTGACGCAGTATCGCTATCCCAAAACACAACAACCTTATTAAAATTATTCTCTTCTAAGAATTTTCGTAAAGTATTTAAAAAATGCCAAATACCACCAACATGTTCAGTTCCGTTAAAAAAATCTTTAACTCCGTGAAATCCAATTTTTAATAAATTATTCCCGTCTACTAATAGGGTTTTTGTCATTTTTTTATCTTTACAGTGTTCTTACTCCACTTCTTCTTTTTCTGATTTCAAATCAAAGTCACCATCAACTCCGATTATTTCTTTCCAATATTCCGCATAATCTTTTTTGTATTGTTCGATCGATGCCTTTTCTTCCGACGCCTCTTTACCCGGTAAAAATCCGTGAGGTGTTACAATAATTTTACCGTCTTCAAATCCAAGTCCATTAATATGGTTTTTCATAACCGATACTTTTGTTCTTGATGCAAATTTAACAGTTCTTTTGTCTTTAGTGGCGGTAATTTTTGTTGTTCCCGCACCTTTTTGATTTCCAAATAAAAATACCAAAGATGAATTTAACCAAATAGCCTCACCACCCTTTGCTTTAATTTTTGGTTGTCCAAATGGATTGTCTGGTAATTCAACCCAAGGTTGATTTACAATAATCAAAGTGTTTTCGTACTTTGAGTCGGCCTTTCTTGACCCAGAAATACGTTGGTTAATTCCCATACCTATTTTGTCGGCCAAGACACTTGCATTGTGTTGTTTACCTCCTTTACCTTCATAGGTCATTTTACAAGGAACAGAACCAACAGAATCCCACATGATACACAAAGAATAATCTAACTCACCTTTTTCTTGTGAATCTAATAAATCATTAATGTAATCTGTAATTTGTTCAATATAATCAAAGTTATTATTGAAGATATAAAATCCGTCCCACTCTAACTCTCCCGTTTCTGTATCAACAACTTCTTCACATTCAAACCCCATAAGTTTTGCGTGTTCAAAACTCCATTTTTGTTCTGTAATAATAAAGACAGGAAGAATTCCTTTCTTTTGTGCATCCACCGCGGTTTTAACTAATGCGGTTGTCTTACCCGTATCTGAATGCCCTAAAAACATATTAATATGTCCCATAGCGGGACCTGGTAACCCAACGGCATCTAAAAATGGTTGTCCTAAATCAAAAAATCTTTGTGGTTTATATTTCGCCGATGTTGAGAATTTCTTTTTAACCGAACTAAAATCGTTTTTCTTAATTGCCATTTTCTTCTCCTTTTTGATTTTCAATAATTCTTAACATATCTTCAGTTATTTCAAACTTTTCCTCTTTTTTATAGTTGTATTTGTATATAACTTCCAACATTTCAAGTTTATCTTTAGCGTTTGTCATTTTTTCAACAAACTTATCCATTTCTTCTAAATGTTGTGGGTGTTCACCAATACCTACAGGATTATTGAAATAAATTAATAGGGTTGCTTCTGCTTCCGCCATTTCTGATCTATATTTTAGGCATAACGCCTCATACATCTTTTCAGTTATTTTATTCATATAATTTTTGTTTTTTTTTAATTAAAAACTTGGACACCTTTTATGTATAGATGTCCAAGTTCAATTCATATTAGAATGGTAATTCTTCATCCACTTCGTCATTAACTTGTGGATCTTCTACTTGACTAATTGATTTTTTATTCCCTCCAATTGACACACTTGATTCTTCGTCATTTGAGTAAATGTATTTTCCCGCATCTGAATCCCATCTTGGTGTTTCTCCTCTTGCGATTGATTCTAAATATTCAACAGGTTTTTTAGAGTAAACGTCTTCCCAAGTAAGTTCATCTTCAATCCAACTTGACATTGTATCTTCATCTTCATGAACTGAAGATGGGTCATCATACATTACTGTTTGGATTACAGTATAAAATGCTCCTTTTGGAGTTTTTGCCTTTGTTAGTTCAAGGATTAGGTCTCTTCCTTTTTCGGCATCTGCAACGTCACCTTTAGCCTTATAGATAGGGATAATTTTATCAAAAATTCCTTCTTGTTTGTAATTGTGTTTGAATCTCCAAAATTTAGGTCCGTCTTGTTCATTGTCACGGTCAATAACTTTAACAATATAAAACTTACGAGGTTTGTATTGTTTTGCCAATTCCTTATCCGATTCTTTACCTGTTGACATCAATTCATCATAAACTTCACTTAATGGTGATTTTTCGTTGTCATTTTTTCCTGGATCATAAAATTTTTGCCATTTACCATCAACCAAGATTTCGTGGAACCAAACTTCCTTAAATGGTGATGAACCGTCCGGTGTAGGTAGGATTCGGATTCTTTTTTGTGCTTGCTTTTCGTTGTCTTTAAGTATTGCAGCAAAATACTTTTTCATTCTTTCTTCTTGAGACATTTTTGAAGTGGAAGAAGATCCACTTTGTTTTGAGCTCTCATACTGAGCCAAAACCGCATCTAAAACATTGTTTGTCGCCATATATATTATTTATTAAAAGTTTACTATAGAAATATAAGTTATTAATTTGTCGCAGTCAATATATAAAAATTAAAAAAAAATAAAAGGACACAATAGTCCCTTTTAATAAAATTACATCATATCTTCATCTTCATCACCATATTCATTAAAAGAATCTTCTATTTGATTTGGTGAGAATTCTTTTACTTGGTCTGTTGTTAACACGTATTCGTTTTTACCCGATTTTTCCATCTCTTCTTGTTTATCAACAAAAAAGTCAGATAATTTTTGTTTAAAAGGTCCTGAATCTAAACTTCTTAGTTCTAATTTTTCTTGTGGAGTTTTAGGTTTATATTTTTCAATTTTGTCTTCGATAGATGTTAATCTATTTGTTAACCCGTCCATTTCTTTAAGTTTACTATCCATAGCCTCTAATTGTTTAAATAAGTTTTGGAAGTATTCTTCTTGTTTATCTTCAATATTTTTTTGTGCGGTAACTAAGTCAGTAATGTCTAATTCTTCTTCATTTTCTTCACCTTCAGCTCCAACTTCTTCCACATCAGGATCTGTTGCGGTGTCAACTGGTTGTGGTCCTGCCGCTGCGGGGTCT